GACCTTTGCTTATTTCACTATTACAAGAGGAACAACTAATATCGGTTCTTTGGGAACCGTAGGAGTATATTCAGGTTCACTATCAAGCAACGATATTACACTTGTGGATAGAAGTCCGTTGATTTTTCTTGATTCTCCTAATACTACTTCTGCTACCACATATAAAGTTCAAGTGAAGGCTAACGGTACTGGAACATCGGCTGTCACTGCTGGAGTAGGAAACGGATCTATTACTGTGATGGAGGTTCTTGTCTAATGAAACTAGCAAAGGCACTTATGGTGCTGCGACCTAACAAAGTTTTTATCTTTAATAATGAAGATCTTTTCTCTGTGCGCTGGGACGATCCTTCTGTAGTCACACCTTCTCAGGAAGAGGTTGACACTGAACTTGCTCGTCAAGAACAAGAAGAATCAGATAAGAAGGCAGCAGCCGAAGCCAAACTTCAGGCTCTTGGACTTACCGCAGAAGATATCAAAGCACTACTTTCCTAGTACCCGAAGGGTGTCATAGTGGTTTCGTTTGACATTACCGAGGGCATCCCGTATGCCCTTTCCAATCCACAGTCTGCTGACACATACCAACTCACTACTGAGCAGTATGACGTAGCAATCTCTGGTCTGCCATTCTTCTTGGCTGTCGGTGACGAGTCACCCTATCGTCGTGTCACGGCGCAGTACCGTAAGCAACAGTACGACCAGACCCGTGAGGCTGGCGAACAGTCGCTCACTGGTTGGTGGTTTAGAAGCCAGTCATCCTTCCATCTGGGTCAGGGAATCAAGTATTTTGAGCCTGCACAGGATGAGTCGCTACGCTTCCAGTACACCGAGTCTAAAGGTTGCAACGTGTGGGAGAAGGGTCAAGTCACCCTACTCAATGACGTAGACGCTACCCATAATACAACTGCCACCCTCAATACTAATCTAAGACCTCAACAGTTCCTGCGATCTATTCAATGGCAGCAACTCAAGAACACTGGTGCTTCTACCTATAACGAGTTCCTTGGCTGCCTGATGCTAGATGGCTATGACATCGACAAGATATACGCAACCATCACGGCTACTGTTAGTAACAAGGCTTTGACATCTAACGTAGCAACACTGACAACTAGCGCTGCTCACGGCCTTGCTGTAGGTATGGAGATTGTAGTGGCTGGCGTAGATGCTACCTTTAATGGTACATACACCATTGCCACAGTACCGACAACTACCACATTGACCTATTCTAAGACTGCCTCTGATGTTCCGTCGGCTGCCGCTACTGGAACAATCACTAGCAATGTCCAGCACTTCGTAGACTATAACACTGGAACCGATGACAAGGTGTACGCCTTTTGTGATGATGGCGTTTACTGCTACTGGATTACCAACGTTACCAGCGGTGGTAGCACCAAGTTAACAATGTATAAGAAGTTACTGACTGACTATTCCTCTGTTGCTGCAACCAAAATGTTTGATGTTGTTGGTACTGTGGTTACCAATGCAGTAATGGAGTTCACCAAAGAACGTATCATTGCCTGCATCAATAACAAGGTTTATGAAATCACCACTACTGCAACCAATCTTCCTACAACCACTACAGGAACCAACGGAACTCTTGCCTACACCCACCCTGTGGATAACTTTGTCTACACTAGTATCACATCAAGCGGCACTGCCATCTATGTAACTGGCTTTTCTGGAACCCAATCCAATATCCAGAAGTTTACGTTGATAACCTCAACGGGTTCTATGCCATCCTTGACTAGTGCTATCACCGCTGCTGAGATGCCTAGCGGCGAGCGCGTCTACAGGATTGCCTATTACCTGGGATATATGCTGATTGGCACAACCAAGGGAATCCGAGTAGCCGCTGTATCTGACGATGGATCACTGGCCTATGGACCGCTTATCTGGGAGAACACTCAGCCTGTCTACGACTTTGCCTTCCGCGATAAGTTTGCTTGGGCTGCTACCAGCGTAGAGGATGAGCCTGGAGTTATCCGTATTGACCTCAGCACCCAGACATCTCCACTGGTATTTCCGTATGCCTTTGATCTATACAAGGCTACTGGTAGCACAGCGCACGAGACGACTGCCTGTGCCTTCCTTAATGGAACAGACCGACTTGCTTTTACTAGCAATGCTATATCAGCAGCAAATGGCTCAGTCTATATTGAGTCTGCATCTACCAAAGTTGCTACTGGTTACCTACAAACTGGCTATGTCAGATACAACACCCTTGAAGGCAAACTATTCAAGTTGCTTCAGGCTCGTGCAGATACCAGCACTGGTGGGTTTAACATCGACACCGTGAGTGCTGATGGCACTGAGTACAGCATTGGTTCTTTTAATAAGGGAACTACCGTACCTGAAGTAACTATTGCCTACCCAACTGGTGCGCTGGAATACCTCGGCTTCAAGTTCACGTTGGAGCGAGATTCAGTAGACTCCACTAAGGGTCCACTCTTTACTGGCTACCAACTCAAGTCCTTGCCTGCCGTACCACGTCAGCGCCTGATTCAGTTGCCAGTCTTCTGCTATGACCACGAGAGCGATTCGCTTGGTGTGATGGTGGGCTATGAGGGCAGGGCCTATGACCGCTTGACACAACTAGAAGCAGTAGAAAACCAAGGAGATACCATCAGAGTTCAAGACTTCAGAACGGGTGAGGAGTTCACCTGCATCATTGAAGAACTTGATTTCATCAACCAAACCCCATCAGACAAGCGATTCTCTGGTTATGGGGGCAAACTTCTCGTCACCGTCAGAACCATCTAGGAGCCACCAATGACCCCTACCGAATGGGCAGGCCTTGCCGTTGCCATATTCACCCTTGTATCAGGCTTTGCAGGCCTTGTGAGATGGCTTGTCAAGCACTACCTCGCAGAACTCAAGCCCAATGGGGGTAGCAGTATCAAGGACAAGGTAGGGAAACTGGAAGAGAAGGTTGACCTGCTGACCGATCTAGTCAAGGAAGTACTGAGGAAATGAATGATTCCACTAGCGAAGAAACCTCAAGATGCTGCCGTCGCCCTGTTGCGACAGGCCAATGCTCTTGCTCCGAGAAGGAACAAGGCGAGCGATGGACTACTTCCTTCTGCTGCTCACGTCCATCAGAACCCGAACTCAGACCATAACTCAGGCTTTGCCGTAGACCTCACCCACGACCCATTGAATGGGATTGACTGCAGGGTTATCTACTCAGAACTACAAAAGGATAAGCGGGTCAAGTACCTGATATTCAAGGGTAAGATATGGTCAGCCAGTCGAGGCGAGAATACCTACACAGGACCTAACAAACACGAGAAACATCTGCACGTCTCCATCAAGGAAGACTGTGGTAAAGACACCAAGGATTGGTTCCCTTGGGTCGGTGGCCCGAAGAAATGGAACAAGGTTAAATCCAAGTTCATCAGGGCTAACCGAAAGAAGAAAGAACCGACCAGTCCAAAGGAGGACTAATGAACGAACAACTCAAGCAAGTATCGCTAACTTGGTTCAGAGCCGCTGCAGCAGCAGTGATTGCTCTCTACTTGGCAGGCGAGACAGACCCAAAGAAGTTGGGTGCAGCAGCCCTTGCTGGCTTTGCTGGTCCACTTCTGAAGTGGCTTGATCCATCTGCTCCAGAGTTTGGACGCAAGAAGAAGTAACGCTTTACTGCGAGGCAATGGCCCTCATCACCGAAAGGTGGTGGGGGCCTCTTTTTGTTTTATACGGGCTTGTCAACAGGGCAGGGAACTTGAACAACATTCCCGCAGGAGACGCAGGTAGCGTCCAAGAAATACCAGACTAGTTCGTAATCTTCAAAGCAGGCCATCACATTGAATACTTCACAGCCACACGAACAGACGTGGACTGGTCCAAGGGACCGTAGATCAGCACCGCGAATGGGTGGTAGACTGTCCCGCTTTTTGAGCAGGGAGAGTAGACGGAACACCATTGCTCGGCACGGCCCCCTTCTGTGGTCGGGGGCCTCTCGGCCTCCCATATCACGGCCTCGGCCCCGAAGGGCCGTACCGTTCATTCGCTTCGCTCATATTGTACACAGACCAAGGTGTGTCGCAGGCAGCGACACGCCGTAGTAAATGTATGATTGGATAGTGACAACACTAGTAGGGATACAGACCGCAACGAGAGTCGTCTTAGCCGCTGACTCTCAGGTCACCGAAGATAATCTACGCTCCATCGTAACCTCTGCTCCGAAGATAGTCGAGGTCGGCAGGTATCTGCTGGGTATCACGGGCGATACAAGGCCTGGAGATATCCTCACGTACAACTGGAAACCGCCTGCTCCGAAATACGCGGAGAGTCCAATCCACTTTATGGGTAGGAAAGTTATCCCGTCGATTATGCAGACCTTCCGCGACAATGGATATGACTACGCGGAAGCACTGAAGGAGAAAGACTCAGGCTTTGATTACCTGCTGGCTTTCAACGGGAACCTCTTTCATATCGCCTGCGATCTGTCGTTCTTCCAGTCACAATACGGTGTCTATGGTCTTGGTACTGGTGGTCAGTTTGCTATGGGATATCTCTACTCCGTTGTCAAACCTACGGGCATACCGTTCACACGCGCTGAAGCAATAGCACGACGCGCCATTGAGATTGCGTCGGTGCTTGACATCAATACTTCACCGCCCATACAGTTAGTGATACAAGAGAAAGGTTGAGATGGGATTTCATAGGGGCAGTTTCAGTTTATATTTCAATCGTTCCAGCCTGCGTAACTTCGCGCTGGGATTTGATAGATACCAAGAGATAGAAGTCATCTGGGATGTACCGCAGGTAGTCGCGGATTCGCTGGCTTTGAACTTCCTATTTTTTAATGTTACCCTTACCTATTGGAGGGAAGGCTAGTATGGATATCAAAGAGTTTCTTATTAAGGCTTTGCACGAGAAAGAAAACACCAGGCCACGTAGTACCCAAGTACAGATAGGACCGTCGGAGTTAGGCGGTTGCCGTCGCAAGGTGTGGTATCGCTTGAACAACCAACCTGAGACAAACGAGACAGAGTTGAAGTTGGCATCCATTATGGGTACTGCCATACACGGTGCTATTGAAGAAGCACTGAAGAAGAATCCTGACTTGCTTATCGAGACAAGTGTTGAATACAATGGAATGAAGGCCCACGTCGATCTCTTCATACCAGAGACTGGCGATGTGGTCGACTGGAAAACAACTAAATATAAGAACCTCTCGTACTTTCCTAGCCAGCAACAACGCTGGCAGGTACAGACGTATGGTTATCTGATTGAAAAATCTGGCAAGGGGAAGGTCAGAAACGTCAATCTTGTAGCCATCGCTCGTGATGGGGATGAGCGTGACATCAAAGTCCACTCAGAACCATACGACGAGAAAGTAGCGTTGGAGGCTCTGAACTGGTTAGAAGCCATCAAAGCCTCCGACGTTGCACCAGAACCTGAAAGAGATGAGTCGTACTGTAAGTTCTACTGCAAGTTCTACGATGCCTCTGGGGAGATGGGATGCGTTGGTCTAAAAAAAGAACGTACAAGAGATGAACTTCCGCTGGTCAACAACAGCGAAGTAGAACTCAAGGCTTTGGAATATGTGCAGATTGATAACAAGATTAAAGAGTTAGAGACTCGCAAAGATGGACTGCGAGATGCCTTCACTGGGATAGTTGGTACAACACCAGCGGGCATAGAAATCAGATGGAGTTCGTACCAAACGAATACAGTCGACAAGGAAGCGGTGGAGAAAGCACTGGGCTTCGTGCCGATGAAGAAAACTAAGGAAAGCACAAGGCTTTCCATCAAGACAACTGGAGGAAAATAATGGCTGCACCAGATAGCACCAAGTTCCAGGTCAACTTCAAGTTGGCAGACGGAACTCTCGTGAACATCTATGCACAAGACTCAGGAGAACTTGAGTCCTCACTTACCACTATTCAGGATACGGCTGCGCTGATCCATAGTGTGAGTCAATCTTTGGGAAGCGCTCCGCAAACTGGGGGTTACCGTCGTAGTTTCACACCAAAGCCCGTATCACCAGTGGGAGAATCAAGCACTGCTGACGTAGCGGCTGTCGTCGAAGGACAGTCACCAAGTTGTAAGCACGGCACGATGACCTTCCGTTCTGGAACATCAGCGAAAGGTCCTTGGAGAGGATGGATGTGCGCTGCACCAAAGGGTGCAAGCGACAAGTGCCAGACAATCTGGGCGTAGGCCGTGAGAGGGCCTCAAGATTTTGAGAACCCTCTGTGCGCTCAAACTGATCCTGAGATTTTCTTTCCCGAAGATGGTAGAAACGTTACCAAAAGCGTCTACAGGATATGTCAACTATGTGACCACGTAGTTGAGTGTGCTGAATGGGGTATAAAGCACGAACGATTCGGAGTATGGGGCGGTTTATCTAACTTCAAACGAAGGAAGATACGTCGCCAACGTAACATTAAACTAGAGGAGGTAGGTCTTGCTGAAACTTTCCCGCGCTTGGGGAACAGTAACAACCAAGGCGACACCTCTACCTGAAGTCTGGAAGGAACTGACTCACCAAGATATTAAGTTCCGCAGAGGACAGGTCTGTATGATTGCTGCAGCGCCCAATGCAGGTAAGTCAATGCTGGCCTTGATCTATGCAATCAAGGCTGGCAGACCTACCTTGTTCTTCTCGGCTGATACTGACACCGCTACTGTGATGCTCAGGACTGCAGCGGCAATCTCTGGTCACTCACAGAGTACGATAGAGAAAGCACTAGAGAAGACACCCAAAGCCTACGACTACACAATGGCGAAGGCTGACCACATTCAGTGGGTCTTCGACTCATCTCCATCACTTGATGATATCGAAATGGAAATCAAAGCCTACCTAGAACTGTATGGCATTATGCCTGAACTCATCATCATTGATAACTTGATGAACGTTCTGGCTGAGTCAGAGAATGAATGGGCAGGGCTTCGCTCCATTATGGCAGAGTTGCACGATATGGCTCGCAAGACTGAGGCTTGTGTGATGGTCTTGCATCACGTCTCTGAGGCAACAGAGTATGGCTCACCTGAGTACCCACCACCACGCCGTGCTATTCACGGCAAGGTCTCGCAGTTACCAGCGATGATATGCACACTGGGCTATGACCCAGTGAACGCAACACTTCGGGTATCTGCTGTGAAGAATCGCTTTGGTAAACACTCTGCCAATGCCAGCGAATACGCTTCATTCTTAGTAAACTTTGCAGCGTGTCAGATTGATTCTGTCACGAGTGAGATGGGAAGGATGTATTACAGGGATGCCCAAAACGCCAATAGACAACAGTAATCTGGTCATCATACCTACCAGAGGTAGGCCAGAGAACGCAGAGCGAGCCGTCAAGTATCTCAAGGAACATAGCAGAGTCTCTGACATTGTGTTAGGCCTTGATGAGGATGACGAGCATAACTATCCCAGGTTTGATGGTGTCAAATATGAGGTAGGTCCACGCGAATATATGATCGCAACTCTGAACAAGATAGCGATGAAGTACGTCGATGACTACCTGTTCTTTACCTTCTTAGGCGATGACAATATCGTCACAACCGAGGCGTGGGATGTTGCTATGTCTATCACTCTAGCCAAGCGTGGCTACGGTATTGCCTATGGCAATGATATGTTCCAAGAGGAGCGACTGCCCACCTCGATAATGATTACAACCAATATCGTTAGAGCGCTGGGGTTTATGGCTCCGCCACAACTCAAGCACCTTTACGCTGACAACTTTTGGCAGGCGCTGGGTAAAGGCTTGGGTTCGTACTACTACTTTCCAAGTGTGTACTGGGAACACCTGCACTTCTACAACGGCAAGTCTGAGAAAGATGTTGTCTATGAAGAGGCGAACTCTGACGAAAGGTACAAGCAGGACAAAGAATCTTTTGATTCGTATATAAAAGATATCTACGTTGACGATGTGCTCCGAGTGAAGGAGGCGCTAGGTGTCAACCTACAACAAGACCAAGGGAACTAAGTTCGAGACTGATGTGATGAAGTACCTGCGCTCACTCGGTCATTTCGTGGAGCGTCTGGCTAAGGCTGGAGCCAATGATGAGGGTGACCTCGTTGCCATAATCGCAGGTCAGACCTATGTTTTAGAACTGAAGAACCGCAAGAGACTTGATCTGCCTACCTTCTGGAGCGAAGCGCAGGCAGAGGCCGAGAACTATGCGAAGGCACGGGGTGTCGCCTCTACGCCTCCTGCCTTCGTCATAGTCAAACGTAGAAATGCACCCATCCACAAGGCGTGGGTGGTTCAATCACTAGAAAGTTGGGTAGACAATGCCGACACCACAGGGTGATATCACCAGCACTGATATCTATAAGCAAGAACCACCAAAGCAAGAGGAAGAGAAGAAGGAAGAGAAATGATTTGTGATTCCTGTTGCATCGCTGGCGAACTCAACAGTCGAGGCAAGGTCAACGATGCTGTAGATATGCACAAGGGATGTAAGGGGTGTGAATGTCAGCACAAGATTGGAGCAGGGTGGTTCGCTCGAAAGGGCGAAAAGGTAAGTCTGCATCAAACACAATCCCCATAGCAGATGTCGTCACCTTCTACGGTGGTGAAGTCAAGATGGGTAGGAACGTCTCAGTGAGGTGTTGCATCCACGATGACAGCAGGAGAAGTGCAGTGATTGATACGTATAACAACCTGTACTTCTGCCACACCTGCGGGAAAGGTGGCACAGCAATAGATATTATTATGGAGAAAGAGGGATTGGGGTATAAGGATGCAGTCAGCCGTGCAGGGGAGATCACTACTGGAAACGGTCATTCGTTACAGTCAGGAAATAGACGAGGCAACCGTAGCGTATCTCGAAGGTCGTGGCATATCTAAGGATGTGGCACAGCAGATGTCACTTGGCACTGTTGTTGACCCTATCGAGGGACATAAGGAGTATGCAGGGTGGCTATCCATCCCATACCTGACGGCCCTTGGTCACTGCGTCTCTGTCAAGTTCAGGCGCATTGATGATGGCAAGCCGAAGTATGGTCAGCCATTGGGCCAGAAGTCTCATCCCTATAACGTCTCTGATGTACTGATTCAAACACCTTACATCGTTATCTGTGAGGGTGAGTTAGATGCAGTAGTCCTCTCTGCCATCGTGGGTGTTCCCGCTGTTGGAATCCCAGGAGTAGCGGCGTGGAAGCCACACTTTGCTAAGTTGTTCGTCGGATATGACACGGTGTATATCGTTGGCGACAATGATGCAAAGGAAGATGGTACTAATCCAGGCGCAGAGTTTTCTCGGCGTGTCCAAGGAGAACTAACGAATGGGGTAATAGTAACATTACCTCCTAATACGGACATCAATGAGTACTACCTTGCAAACGGACCAGAAGAAACAATCAAACTATTTGGAGGAGTGAAGTGAGTGACCACAAAGAAAGAGTTGCAAGAGGTAGCAAGATTATTGATGGATATGGGGATGATAATAGTTTCGATCAACTCGAAGGATGGGACCTTGACAGTGAAGCCACAGCCCATCAAGGCTTAGATGACAAGTTCGTCTCAGATATGTGGCGTGTGTTCGACACCGCAGGGAACCTGCTCCTACGCAAACATCACGATTACGGTCCGAAGAACGTCGCTCACTCTCCAGGCGGTCCCCTCAATGGACTGCGTGTGCGGATGTGGGACAAGGTTGCTCGCATCAATAATCTCCTTGATAGCGGAGTTAAACCAAGCAACGAGTCACTCCGAGATTCCTTCATAGACCTGTTGAACTACAGCGCTATCGCTATTATGGTGATCGATAAGAACTGGCCTGAACTACCCAATGACTGAACTTCATCCGACTCTTCGTGACCTGATACCTTCGATTGTACACACAGTACACCGCAGGTATTGGGCCTATGTCGAGAAGGCTGACCTGATGCAAGAGGGTCACCTCTTTCTGACTGCTCGTGCTAAAGACTTCAACAAGCAGATGGAAGAGGAGAACGAAGAGACTCGCAAGTATAACGAGAGGCGTATCGGCTGGCAGTTACAGCGCTCACTGGAACGCTATGCTCGCAAAGAGAAGGCAAGCAAGTCAGGCTATGAGATTATTGACGAGTCATACTATGACCGCATCACAGTCGGACAACTCCTGCCTTATGTGATTGCCTCTGTTGTCAATGAGACTGCGCTAGAACAGGCACAGAATATGATTAATGATGGCAGACCACAAAAGCCCTCTGCTCCAGCAGAAGGTGGCAACCTCTTGGCTATCCTTATCGACATCAAGCAAGGCTATCTCAAACTAGAGAAGACTGAGCAGGAGATACTGCGCTTTCGCTATCACGAGAACTACACACTGGAGATGATCGCTACCTACTATGAGTGTGCAGTCTCTACCGCCGACAGGCGATGCACCAATGCTCTTCGCAAAGTAGTAGCAAACTTAGGAGGAGAGACACCTTGGGCATAACACTACAACTCACGCAGTCTGAGGTGAGAGTTTGTACCCTTCTTGCAGTCGAACGCTGGCTGACCAAGTTCGGTTCAGAGGACCGACCTAACTATGCTGCTGGAAAAAGATTTGGGAAGTTGGAGCCAGAGATCAATGCAAACATTAGAGCGAACGTTGCTGAGTGGTCCATCGCAAGACACTATAACTTCTCTTGGAACGTACCTTGGTATCCCAACGAATACCACAAGGCGCGTAAGAATATCCCAGATGTTGGTGACTACGAGGTGCGTACTATCCGCACACAGAAGGCCATCCCCTTCTGGAAGAAGGACATCGGGCGCATCATCTTCGGAGTCAAGGTTATTGACGAGGAGTACTATTCGCTCGTCGAGATTCACGGATGGTTCAGGGCTGACGATTATATGGTGGAGCAGTTTGAAGATAAAAGTATTGAAGGATGGCGAGTGCCTATTGAACTTCTCAACCACGACGAAACTCCACCTACAGAGTAATGAACTATCCCTATAAGTGTCCTGAGTGTGGCATCGAGTTTGATGTCGAGCGCTCCATCCACGCAGAAGCGTCCTCTCCCTCTTGCCCAGAGTGCAGAGTTGAGATGTGGCGTGTGTATACCACGCCCTCTATTCAGTTCAAAGGTTCTGGCTTCTACTCCACAGACAAGTAAGCCCCCGTCTTTCGACAGGGGCTGACTCGCTAGGAGGGGCTGGACGGAAGGTATACCAGCGTGTGCTTATAGTAGCACAGACATCACAGTATGGCAGGGATCGCCACCCTCTTCCCACTCGGCGAGTTCTTCATCAGTCATATAGGTAGAGTTGCCGTCGTGAGTTATACAGTAGGGCGCACTCACCCACCCTCTCTTCATTCCGTAGGCAAGCCAGAATCTATACATATTCCACCTCCTCAGTAGTGGTAGTTGCGGAGCCAAAACGCCCACGCTTTACAAGGGCTTCCGTGACGGTGATCAACGTATCGGAGGCCTCTAAGTATTTGGATACGAGGTCGTCTACTATCTTCACCAAGTCGTTGAGCGATTCCGTATGCAGATGAGGTCGGGTTGTCTGCAAGGTGGTCAAACCTCGACTCACTGGACCAAAGATACTGGAGGCACTTCCATTCTCTGCCTCGCCAGCCCCACCCTGCACTAGCGTAAGCCTTTGCGATTCGTTTGTTCTCACGCTTTTGCTCCATCGTTGCTTTGGTCTGAACCTTCTTCTCCACCTGCGGAGGTGGTGGAACGCTGGTCTTGTGGTGTGCCACCCATACGATAGATAGTGCCATCATCAAGGCTATGCCACTTCTTGCCTTCCACTTCATCTCGCCTCTTCTCTTCCTCTAATAGTTGGCGGTAGGTATCAGGGTGCAGGTTGCCTAACTTTGTCAACGCCCTTGCCCTCGCCCTCTGATAGTTGCGTAATCCTACCGCAGTCTTCACGGCAGTCTTCACTCTCTTCTCCACTTATCTTTCCCCCTCTGTCATAGATACAATCGTGTGTAGCACAATAGTTGTGATGTCAATAGGCTCGACGATCTGATACAAGTCCTCGCCCTCTCCCTCCCACACGGAGACTGTGAGTGTGGCATTGAGC